TAGTAGATGTCTGTGTTGCTTAGGTTGATGTTTGTCGAAGCAACATGAACGTCTAGCCAGACCTCGCTGCTGATCTTTCGCCACCGGCCTTGCTCGCCCGCATCGAGAGACACAGTTCCGTCGCCGGGATAAACCCCTCTGCTCCACAGGTGGCCGCTCTGGTCGATCGCCAAAGTGTCGGCATACTTAGCCCACCGAAAAGCCGAGTCGCGAGGGATGCGAGTGGCGCCGTCCGTTAAAAAAAGCGGGTACTCGCCGCCTCTCAGGTAGCGATAAGTACTAGGCTCTGCTTCATAGAAGTGCTTTCCGCAGCAGTCAGACATATCGCTACCGGCAGTCGAAGTTCACGAGAATGTATGCGCCTTCAAGAACCGGATGCCGCGATAAGAGGCACTTGCGAACATTCTGTCCGCCGGAGCCGACGATATCGAACAGTTCATTTCTCGCGGATGCCGTGTTGGTTACGGCGCCTCCGAGGTGAACAACCTTGTCTTGGTTGGTCAGCCAGTTCGCTAGAAATGTGGCTGTAACGATTCCGCCGCCGGCGCCGCCCGCCGCCCTCGGCAACTGGCTTGACTTGCGGTCTCGTCGCCCGCCCTCGTGCGCCGCCACGGCGTTCGCGATTCGCTGGGCATCGCTGTGGCGAAACGTGACGGGCTGATCTCCGCGGTTCGACGGCTGATTCCTCTGCTTCACGGTCACCACCCGTAGTAGTTCGCGAGGACGTTGTACGGGAACGCGTTCGGATACCGAGCCGTGTCAGGAATCGGCTCGAAGATGCCAGTGAACGGAAGCATCGGATAGATGCGAAATACGAGAAGGTCTGGCGGCTGGCCCGGTGTCTTCGCGACGCCGTTGGTCAGGGCAGCCGGTTCACTCACTGGCTCGCTGCCGGCAAGAATCTTTCGTCGTTGTCCGCCCACGATCTCGTTGAATCCGACGTCCCACGTTTGCAAGTCCCAGCCCGTGTTGCGATACCCGAGAGTGATCTGCGTCTCCCAGTAGTAGCCCTTCACGGGACTGCCGTCTGGCGTGCCCGGCTGGATGAGTTCGTATTTCTGGTTCGCGGTGATGCTCATCACCTTCCAAGTCTTCGGCGACCCACCGCTCCATGTGTCTGAATTGATCGCGCCGACGTAGAGTTGGGCTCGCTGAAAATTGAACGGAGGTCGCTGGTTGTACGAGATCGTGACATTGAACTCGCCTTCGTCGCGATCAAGCCCCGACAGCGGATCGCCAGCAGTGTTCGTGATGACCCGCTTCGTGGCGTTGTCGCCAGCGGTGGGGTAGTACCAGAACGCGGGCGCGCTCGCGAGCGAGCCAGAGAACGAGAACACGGACGGCCGAAGCCATGGAATGCGATCTGTCTCGTCGAGAAACCTGTAGGTGAAGGTGACCCGATAGTGGAACGGCGAGTCGCCGTCTTGTCTGACGTTGCTATCGACGAGGATGCAGTTCGCGTCGTCGGGGTACGGGTCTCGCCAGTTCGGGCCGGGGGCCGCGGCCACGAGCCGCATGTTCGGCGCGCCCGTGGACGTTCGCACGAGGAAGTCACGCACGTATGTCGGCGTGCCTTCGAGATTGGCCGTTCTCGCGCGGCCTCGATACAGTTCTCGGCAGTCGACGATCCCGGGGATGTTCGGCGTCCAGACTGTCGTGTAGTTGTTCTCTGGCATGGCTCATCTCGCGGAGAGTTGTGCGATGACTGGCGCCGCGTCGGGGTCTTGGGCTGCCTGCGCGAGCAGTCGCGTGTTTCTCGCGATCTCCAATTGAGCCTTGAGCGACGGGTTGTCTCGCCCTTGGAGGATGCGGAAGAACGTGTCCACGCCCTCGCGGCTGCGGACGTCCGACGCACCAACCTGCCTGCGGTCTTGCTGGAGATTGTCGAGAGCGGGCTTCATGTTCTCCTGAAGGTCGGCTTGCAGGTTGAGCCGTCTGGCTGCTCCCTCCTCCTCGCTGATGAGCCCCTCGGACACTGCGCGGCTCACGGCGTCGAGGTCTTCGCGGAACTGAGCGACAGGGCTCTTTGCCTCGCCGCCGGGCAGCATCGATCGCCGAGCCTCTTCCTGTCCCTTGGCGAACTGCTCCTGAGTGATCAGACCTCGCGAGAAAGCCTCGCGGAGGTCGTTCATGCGATCACGGAGTGCGTTGACTGGGTCGAGGGGAATGCCAAGGCTCTGAAGGAGCGTGTCGCGGGCCTTCTGGGCCCCCTTCGCGAACTCCTCCTGCGAAATCTGGCCCTTCGAGAATGCCTCGTTGAGTTTTTGCAGCGACTCAGCCGCCGCTTGCGCTGGCGACTTGTCGATGCCGAGGGCGGACAACAGTTTGTCCTTGGCCTCCTTCAGACCCTTCGCAATCTCGTCAGGCGACAACGCGGAAGCGTTCTCCCTGATTCGCTCCACGGCGTCTTGGAAGTCTTCGGCCGGCGACTTGCTGATTCCGAGCGAAGACAGCAGCGAGTCCTTCTGCTTCTTAAACGCCTTATCTCGCTCGTCTGCGGTAATGACGCCGTCTTGGAACGCCTGATCGAGTTTCTCGCGAGACTCGGCCAGTTTCTGCGCCCCGGTCTTTTCGACGCCGAGGCTCTCCTTCACCTTGTCGGCGTTGTTCTTGATCGCCTTCTGGTATTCCTCGAACTCCTTCGGCGACAGCGTGGCCTGTATCTCGGCCATCGTTTTGCCGGTCACACCGAAGGCGTCGTTGATCTTGTCGACGCCGGACTGCACTTGCTGCGCCGCCGTGTCTTCGACTCCAGCGGCAGAGCGACGATCGGAATCGAGTTTGCGGAGAGCCGCTGCTCCCTGCTCTTTCCCGACGGCGCCGCTCTCTATACCTGCTTCGATGCGACGCCGCTGCTCGCCGATCTTGTCGGCTGTTGACTGCCCGACGATGCTGTCGGACAAAGCCTTGCGGCCCTGCTCGAACTCGTCCTTTGAGATATTCCCGGCGTCCCTCTGACGCTTCAGTTCGTCGAGCCTCTCGGCGTCGACTTGCTCGGCGGCCGGCTTGATCCCGAGGCCTTCAAGGAAACTCCGGCGGGCTTGCTTGAGCCCATCGGCATGCTGCTCGACGGAAATGACCCCGTCCTTTAGTGCCTGATCAAGGTCAGACACTGCATTCTTCATCGCGTTCGCCGGGTCGACGGCAAATCCAAGCGATTGCGCGAGCGCGTCGGCGTTCTTCCTGATCTCGTTTTCGGCCTCACGGTCCGTGATCAGGCCTGCATCGCGAGCCTGCGTGACGTCGCGGTTTCTCTCCGTGAACTGCTCGGTTGCAGTCTTGCCGATAATGCCCTCGCGGGCTTTCTTTCGCAGGTCTTTCTCTGCCTGCTCCTTCTCCTCGGGAGTGAGGTCTGTGTTGTTTCGGACCTTGTCGAGTTCCTTCTGGAACTTCTCGACAGGTGACAGAAACGCCTCTTCAAGAGTCTTGCGAATGTTGTCCGCGAAATCGAGTTCGACTTTCAGTTTGGCGTTCTTGCGATCGAACTCTCTCTGCACTTCCTCTGCGGCGACCGATGCCTGCTCTTGGGCGCTTGTCGTGTCCAGTTCCCTCTTGGTGCGATCGAAGGTCTCCCGGTCGATTGCGCCGGAAGCGAACGCCTCGTCGTTCTGCTTCTTCTTCTGATCGAGTTCGATCTGGAAGTCGCCAGAGGCGAGCCGCTTCTTGATCTCGTCGAGAGCATCGGCGTACTCCTGCGAGTACTGCTTCGCCCTCGCCTTGACTTCGTCCGACCTCGGGAACAACTTGTCGCCAATCACAACGCCTGCGCCGATTTCTCTCGCGGACTTCGCGGCTTGCTTCGCTGCGCCGTCGAACTCTTTGAAGACCTCCAAGTTCCTCTTGAGCGTCTCCTCTGGACTCGCCTTGGCGATCTCTTCGAGGTCGCTCTTGAGGTTCTCGGCGACGGCCGACGACTCTTCGCGGAACTCTTCGAGCGAAATCTTTCCGTCGCCGAGGTTCTTCTGGAGTTCGGAGAACTTCTCTGTCGCGCTCGCTGCGGCATCTGCGCCGGCCGGGCCTAGTTGCGCCGCGCGGATGCTGAACTCGCCGAGTTCATTGCGGGCGTTGGCGATGACCTGCTGAGCAGTCTCAAACGAAGTGGCGTCGACCTCGGGCTCGATTGGGGCGCCGAAAACGTCGCTGACCGAGGCGACGATCTCCTTGATTCTCGCGTCGGCCGCGGCCATCTCCTCTTCGCTCGCGCCGGTTGCTTCGCCGAGCGTCGCCATGAATGAAGAGAATCCGCTGCCCATGCTCGACGTAAAACTATTCCATGTCTGGTTGAGATCGTCTCGCGTGACGCCGGTTGCCTCGGAGAGCGCCTCCAAGTCCTTTGCGAATCCGCTTTCAGTGGGCTTTTCGTTTTCCGCAACGACGGCGGCGAGTTCCTCCGTGCTTGCTCTGGCCCCGTCGATCTTTTTCTTCCCGTCTCCGAAGCCGGAAAAGAAGTCCGCAATACTGCCGCCCATCGCCCACAAGGCGGCAAGTCCAACCACGAGCAACTCGATACCGGCAACAAGAAGACCGATCGGGCCAAGCCCGAACAGCCACGCAACGTGCATTGCGGCACACGAAGCAATCGTCGTCGCGGCGGCACTGAGCACCATTGCGACGTAGTACACGCCGATCGCCACGCCGGCTGCGAGAACGCCAACTGTGATTGCGGCGGCGGCCGCAACCCACGCGGCTGCCGTGGTGACGGCGCTCGCGACGGCAGTGCCGGCGCTCGTCGCCATGACCATGGCATATGCCCGCGACGAAGCGGTCAGCCACAATATCGACGCACCGACGGCGAGTATCGGCGTGGTCATTTCGCCAAACACGTCGCCCAAACCAACAAGCGACGTGATGGCATTCAGGAGTTTGCGGACGTAGTCTCCGACTTGCATGAGTGCCTGCACCGAGTCGCCGAGCGTCGACTGCACAATGCCAGCGAAGTGCTCGAAAGCCTCGGCGGCCGTCTCGACGTACTCCCACATCTCCTTGAACTGATCGCCGATGATCTCCGCAATGGCGGCGATCGTCGCAAATGGCGCGAACACGGCGATGATCTTGACGATCGCGGACCCGACTCGCAGCACGGTCCCGACAATGCGAGCCATCACCTCGACGAATACGGCGATTGGCGTAGTCGCGTCGGCAACCATTTCGCCGAGTTCGCCAATCAGCGGGGCAATGCCACCTCGCAACTCCGCACCGGCGTTGTTCATCGCCTCTTGCATGCGAGTGAACGGAATCATCAGGTCATCGGCCAGCGCGCCGCTTGCGACCCGGAGTCTGTCGAAGGATTCGTTGACGTCCGTGAAGCGACCAAAATCCCTGTCGCTGATAGTGCCACCAAGGCGGCCGACGTCTTCGTTGATTTTTTCAAGACTCTTGAGCAGCGGCATGAGCCTTGGTCCGGTCTTGCCGAACAAGTCCATGGCAACCTGAGTCCGCTTCGCCGGGTCTTCGATGTCGGCGATTTTCTTGGCGACTTCCTCGAAGACCTCTTGAGGCTTCTTGCTCTGCATGTCCTCGACACCGACGCCGAGGGCGTCGAACGCGGCTTTTGCCTCGCGGGCTTGCCTGCTCCCCAATTGGCCGACCTTGACCTTGGACAGGTTGCTCTGAAAGACCTGAGTAGCCCTCACAACGGAACCAAACTCGACTCCGGTGCTCTGGGCGGCAATTCGCAGTTTCTCGATGTCTTGGACCGGTTGATCAAACCGATCGGATAGGTCTCCCAATTGCTGCGCCTGCTGCCCAATGTGCTGAAGTTCCTGAGCAAACTTGCCGGTGGCAACAGCGGCTGCCGCGGACAGCGCGATAGTTGCCGGAATCGCAGCAGCAAATCCGGCGAGTGCTGCTCCAGCGCCTGCCCAAGCGCCGGCAATGGCAGTGCCCCCTGTCGCGGCTGCGGACGCTGCTCCGAGGAGTCCACCAAGGGCTGTTGTCACGGCACCCGTGGAGACTATCGACGCCGTAAAGTCAAAGATCGTGGTTCGCTCGTTCGCAGCGACCGACACGATAGTGAAGGCGTCATAGAGCCTCGTTAATGCGCTGACTGTCGAAGCCACGATTGGGACAGACCTCGCAATCGCTGACACAAACGAGCCGACCGCTTCGCTCGCTTGAGCCATAGACGGCAAAAGACGCAAGACGGCAGCGACTGCATCGTCAAACACCGCTCGCAGGCCGCTAACGCCGCCCGTGGACGACGCAATGCTCGACACAAAGTTCGAGACCGCGCCAGAAACGGCGTCGAACGCGGTGCCGACGGCCGCCGATACCTGCCCCATCAGCCTGCCGCTGGTCAGAAAAGATTCGACCGACTGAACCGCGGACCTTACAGCCGAGTCGAAAACGCCGGCGACGCGAATGGCTGTCTCAAGTCCGCTGGCAATCGCTTCCGCGGCAGCCCTGCCGGCAGTTGTCTCGGTAAGGAACCTCGCCAGATACTCAGACGCGGAAGAGTATGCGGATTCGAGCGACGCGAGGGACCGCTGAACAAGACGATGACTCGCGGCGTGCGATACCTGTCGCGTTACGATGTCAGCGATCACGCCAATGGAAGAGCGAAGGGCATCGTCAGTGACGCCAACGAGCCGCAAGACTCCGCCGAGCGACGACTGAAGCACCCCGTTGATGTTGTCGACACTGAAGAAGCCCTCGACAACGCCTTGGATGCCGGCCTCAAGTCCCCCAAAAACGGCCCGGAGCGCATCTGCGTCTCCTCGAAGGCCCCGAAACACAGTCTGCAAGGCGGCAGCGGCACCCTCCATGCCGGTTGCTGTTTCAATGAACGCTACGAAACTCCGACGAAAGTCGGCGTATCGTGCAACAGCCTGCTGCGCCGCAACCGCGACTTGGGCTGTCGTCACGACAAGAGAGGCGAGCGAAGACCTCGCAACAGTCGCCCTGTCCCCCGCGTCTTCGACAGCCTCGGTTAGTTCCTCAGTGGACCGCGCGGCGTCGCCGACCGAAGCGGCGTCCGCGTCAACGGAGATGGTTCCACTGGCCGCCGCAGACTTGCTGCGGAGAGTGTCGACAGACTTCTTGGCCTCTTCGATCGACGACGTGTCCACCGTCACTGTCACGGTGGACTTCGATATCTCCCCGACACTGTCCTGAAGTTCCCCGACAGCGTCCTTGAGTTTGGAAATCTGATCGACAGCCCTCTCGATGCCAGACTCAAGGTCAGACAGATCAGACCGGAAAGCGATCGAGATGCTCCCGATGGTCACTTCTTCTCGCCTCCGAGTCGGGCGAGTTCGGAAAACATCTCAGAAGCAGTCTGGCGACGCTTGCGGTGGCTTGGCATGAGCGTCTCCTCTTTGAGACCCTTCGCGCCCCATGCCGTGCACAGAGCCGTGGCGAGACGAGCGGCCTGCCGCCACTCATCTCCCCATGGTTCTATTGTCCAGTATGCCTCCCATTCTGCGAGTTCGGCCGCATCGACCGACTCAAGAAGTTCGGCATGCGACCGCCCCAACGCGAGCGCGAGGCGAAACTCGAACAGGCGTCGTGGGCGGTCTAGGAGTTTCCCGCCAGTTCCTCGACGTCGCCCTTCGAGAAGCGGTTCAGCCGCATGCACTCGGTGAAGAGCCGGTCGAGCACGCTCGCCGACTTATCACTGAGGCTCGGAATCTCCGTCTCGGCGAAGAGTCGCTCGCCGTGCTCGTCGACAAGACACTTGGCGACGAGTTTGGCGCGAACCATCTCGACGCTCTTCTTGCCATCGACGAAGTCGGCCTCGAACTTGTCCCGCTCGCTCCCGGTCATCACGCGAAGACGAACCGAGCCGCCCCACTCAGGGACGTCGATCTCGATCGACTTCTTATCGTCCGCGGCCAGAATGGCCGCCTTGCTCAGTGCCACGAAACTCTGCCTATCTACCCCGTCATCCGAAACGTCGCTGTCCCCCTGACATACTCACCGGTGGTCGCTGTGATTTGCAGGTTCGCGAGTATCGCGTCGCGGGACCATGCGAATGCGTTTGCTGGGCTCGACGGCTGATTCGTTATGGTCGTTACCGATGCGCCTGTCTCGCTGTTCGGCATCGATACGGACAGTCCCCTCTTGTGTCCGACAAGGTCTGCGAGATTCGCTCCGGCTGCCGCGAAAAACTCCACGCTCAGTTCGGCAGCCTCGCCGGCGAAGCACGAGTCGTACTCTCGTGTGACAAACTTCCGCAGCGAGTTGCTTGGGTCTGTTCTCACTGACGACGCGAGCGACGTGATGTCGATCTCGTCGCCGGCGGACGCCGAGTAGGTGACCGAGGTCGCCTCCAGTTCCACTCCCGCCCAGACCACCACCGTGCCCTGCGACGTGATCCTCGTCATCGGTCAGGTCGAGGTCAGCCGGAAAGTAGCGGAGCCACGAATCAGTTCACCAGCAGCCGCCTGCACTGACGCCGACGTGCACAGCGCGGCGGTGGGGAGGCCCGTCGTGAACGCCGCATTGCTGCCGCTGCCGTCGACCGACCACGTAATCGCGCCGGTTGCGGTCTGCTGCGGGAGAGTCAGGCCGAAGAACTCGACCTGAAGTTCCGCACCGTCGCGGAGCGGCGAGATGCGGTACGACCGCTGCGAACCGTAGGGCAGTTTGAGGTCCGACGTGTCGACCTCGGCGGCGCCCTTGCTCACGGAAATCGACGTGAGCAAAAACTCAGAGCCCGAGAAGACGAAACTGATTCCCTGCGACGACTCGTAGGCCATTGGTCACGCCCCTCCTTGGACGCTTTCGTGAAACCGCACCTCGTAGACCTGATCGACCCTGTACAGCGGCTTCGCTTGCCCCTCGTTTGGACGCTCCATGTTGTCCGATTCGGAAACAAGCGATGTATTTACAATTGTCACACCCGGGTGCGTGCCCGTAAAGTTGTCGACGGCGAGGCGAACGGAATCTGCTATGTCCTTTACTTCGGTATATGTTTCGGCGACCAAGGACACCGAAAACGTCGCAACTGGACGGCCGACATTGCCGATCATGTCCCGCTCGCGGCGGGTTCCAGTCCGCCGGTAGACGACAACCGGAAATGCCACATTTTGCGGGGCCATGATCGGATGAACCCCGGCCGTCGTAGCGGAGTCGATGCGGCTTCTAAGCCAGACTTCTGGAGACGCCATCTGAGACAATCCTCACGGATTCCTTTGAGTAATCCTCGAAGGTCTGTTCGAGCACAGAGGCAAGCCGATCGGCGTCCACCCACTCTCGACGAGGCCTTGCCAGCACGCTGCGGCCACTCGTGCGGGGTCGTGTAACGCTGTCGAGTTGTGGGTCTCCGGCCGACTCGACCCCTCGCTCATAGCCGATCGCAAACTCGCCGGGTGATGCCTGCGAAAACATCACAGAATCAGGCAGTTTTCTGCTGTACCCCGGCGGCGTATTGTCACGAAGCCGCTCGGCCATGGACTTGGCTGCGGCCGACGTAGACGAATGAATGTCGAGGTTGTCGATGAGGCTGCGGAGGGCGGAAAACAACTCCTCGCTGCCCTCAAGAACAAACGACTTGGTCATCCCACCTGCTCCTTGACGACCAGCCTGTGATATTCGCGGTTGTTTACTTCGGTTATGGAGAGGATGTCGAGCGTTCTGATTGGACTGCGGCTCGTCCAAATCAGCCGCATCGCGTTTGTTAGACCAGCGACGTACCTGAACTCAACCTCATGCGTCGCTACCGTATACATCCCCTGAGTCATCATCAGTTCATCGACTCGCAGGCCCCGGACCGCAGCCCGGCGGCGTGCCTTGATCGACCACGACGCTGTTGTCTCTCCGTAGTCGTTCGTCACCTCGTCCGGCTGCTCGATGATGATCGACTCACGCAAGTCTCCCGCACGCAGTGGCCTTTCCATATCAGCGGTACTGCCCCCAGTTAATAGCACCGAGAAGAATCTCGACCGCCATGGGTACCGGATTCATGCCACCTTGAATCACAGACTCTCGCGTGGAGTACCAGTGCGACGCGATCATCAAGATGCAGTGCCTTGCCGGGGCAGGGCACGAGATCGAGTCTTCGCCGTATCCTGCCCAGTAGGTCACCGTCACGTCGTTCTCGGCACCGCGAGTGGTGGGCCATGTCCCGTTCCACTGCGGGCGAATGACTGCCGGCGTCGCGTCGCGGTCCTCGCGGAAGTTCGTGTAAGACACGGGCGAGTACACGCCGTCCGAGGGAACGTACGTGACCTCAATCGGGCCGTAGGCGATCGGAGGTCTCGGGAGCGGAATGTCCCACGCGGGGAACAGATCGAATCGCATGCGGTACTGGCGACGAATGAGAGACCGGTCGGACACTCCCTCGACGTGGTCGGTCGCGGCTGCGACCAGCGACTGGATGTATGAATCGTCGTCGAGAAAGTCCTCGTCCACTCGCAGGTGAGACTTGGCCTCGGCGAGCGAGACTGGGTAGATCGCCGGCGGCGTCGCGACAGTGAGCGAGCGATAGCGAAACGGCCCGATCCCAGACACGAAGTACGAGTTCATTTCCGCTTCGGGCGTCGGTCAGCCCGCTCGACGTCCTCCGGCTCGATCGCCTCGGCGGCCTCGACCACAGGCTCAGGGGCAGGCTCAGGAACGGCGACCGCCGGGGCAGGCTCAGCGATGCCATTCAGCATCCAGTTCTGCGCCGTGGGCTCCCACACCTCGACCACGTCGCCTTGCTTGTGGTACGACCAGTCGCGAAGCATTCGCATCTGCATCACTCACCTCCTCGCTTCTGTGACGACACGGCTGCGTGCTCAGGTGAGCCCCAAGCCTCAGCCGGCCTCCGGCCGCCCGAATGCCAGTAGTGCGTCGGGTACTGATGGATGGCCTTGAGTCGCTGGTCGGGCCATGTGATCACGAGTTCGGCATGGCCGATCGAAATCTGCGGGCTGATCGCCAGCGTGTTTCCGCAGGCTCGCCACTGACGCCAGAAGTGGATGTCTGGGTCGCATCTCGCTGTGTCGCCTTCGCCGACGTCGCCCCAGTCTCCACGACTGTTGGGCGTGCCGAGGAACCACGGCTTCGGAAGCCGCCTGATGGCTTCACACCGCAGGACGGTCAGGCCGAAGTGGGCCGTGTCGGCCGGCTGTGCGGGCTTCTCCCACCAGTCCAGCGGGAGCGTCACCTCGCCTGTGTGCCCGGCCATTCCGGACGGCGTGAACATGAGTTTCTGGTCGTCTCGCTTCGTCTGGAGCGGCGCCACAGCGTCGAACCCAGAGATCAGGGCAGTCGAGACGAGACGCGAGACACACTCGGGCTCGAACACGGAGTCGTAGTCCATCGTGACCACGAACGTGTTGCCGTGCTCAGGCTTCGACGCCTCGTCGAGCAGGCGGGACATGGTCTGGTCCCAGAACGCGCCAGTTCCCTTCGTGATGGGAATCTGGTACTGCGTGAACGCCTGCACGGAGCAGTAGTAGTTATCCATGAAACCAAGTCGCGGGGCCGAGAGGACCGCCGCGATCTTGATGTCATGCTCGACGTTGCCAACGATGATGCGCATAGATGCCCTGAGCCTGTGAGGAAACGGCTCGGGCGTCCTTGCCCGCTGTGACCCTCCGTGGCCTAGCCGTCCTTGGCTCGACCTAGAGTCCCTGCGATCAGCCGCTGACGTAGTTGCTCACGCCAGCCTTGGCAGCGGTCGTCGGCATGTCCTCGGTCTTGGACAGGTGCGCGACACTCGCCACCGTCGCCGGCTTGGCGGGATTGGCGACGACCGTGAGGTATCGCTTCTTCCCACGCATGTCGACATTGAACCGGCAGATGTGGTTGCCGGTGGTCACGCCAGCGACCGGAGTCACGGTGAACACGCCGCCGATGTCCGTCTGGCCGCTGCCCGCCGAGTCGCTCTGCTGGAGTTTCAGGCTCGTCGAGTACGCCGCCGCGGTCGCGGTCAGCGTCGAGTAGACGACGTCGATCGTGACGTAGTCGCTGTAGAGCGTGTCGATCTCGTGCGAGAACGATCCGCCGTCGGCGGCCACGGTTGCGATCTTCGCGACGGTCTTGGTGCCTTCCGTATGATTCACGTTCAGAGTCTCCAGAGAGTTATCACGAAGCCGCAGTCTTGAGAGCCACGATCGGTCCAGCCTTGACGTTGTCGCCGCAGTCATGCGTGACGGCATCGAAACGCATGGTGCAGACCACCAACGACTGATCCTGCTCGATGTATCGTTCGTCGGACTTCTTGATCGTCAGGCCCCGACGAGTCGCGTACATGGCGGCCTGCGAGAGATCGCCGTACAGGAACTTGACCACACCCGGGTCCGCGCCGATCACGCTCGACATGGTGTGCACGAACACGACCGGTGCACCGAGCAGACGAAGTTCGGCCGGAGCCGCGAGGTTCGCTGCCGTGTTGCCACCGGCGAGTCCGACGTTGTTCACGAGACCGAGACGCTGCACGCTCGCCGCGAAGACCGCCGGATTCACGTACCACTTCGCATTAGCACGACTGTAAAGCGGAAGCCGGCCCGCACAGGCAATCAGGTCGTCGATGTCGAGAGTCAGAGCCGAAGTGTTGCCGGCGGCGGCAGTCACGACACTCGCCTCGTGCGTGCCGTCGACGATCTTCGTGCATGCGCCGACCATTCCACCGTGGTCCCCGCTCCCGGTCCCCACAAACCCGACGGTGTCCACGAGTTCGCTGAGGCTCCTGCTGATCTCTCCGACCAGATAGTCGGCAAGATTCAGTACGGAGTCCTCCATCACCTCGGTCGAAAGCCGGTTCGAGACGGCCGCCTTCTTGCAGACGAGTTGGACGCGATCCCAGTTCGCATCGGAATCAGGGATGGTCGAGTTCTCGCCGACAAAATACGCGGTGAGGCCGCCGGTTCGCCGGGGCACCACGAGGGTGTCCGACTTCATCTGGACGTTGCGAGCGTTGGCAGGGTAGGCCCCATACTCCTCGACGAGCACGATCACCTCGTTGAGCACCTCTTCCTGCAAAAAGATGCCGCCCTTCGAGTTCACACCTTCGGACTGAGCACGGGCCTCGACGCCGTGGTCGGCACACCAGCGGGCGGCGGTCTTGTCGCCGAGCAGCGTCGCGCGGAAGTACTGACCCGCGCGGTAAGCCCGCTCCTCGGCGTTCGCACCGCGGAAGTTTTTGAGACGACCGGCGCCCGGCAGGTTGTGATAGATGTGCACGGACCGCTTCTCCTGTCTGCCGCGTGGTGAGTAACCGGCGACCTCGGCAGGAGTCGCCTTGTCAAGGACTGACCGAAGTTCGAGTTCCTTCTTCGAGATGCCCTCGTAGAACTTGATCTTTTCGCGAAGTTTTTCGGCGCGAGAGCACAGGCAGCGGAGTTTCCGCTCCTTCTCGTCGTCTCCCTCGGCAGGAGTCGCCTCGGTGTCCTCGACGTCCTTGGGAGCGTAGGCCTTCTCCTCGGCCACCTCCTCCTCGTCGTCGTCCTCGGACTCGTCGTCGTCCTCGGCGGCCGGCATCTCCCGCTTCTCGTCTTCCTTCTCGGCGTCCTCGCCGTACATCCGCTCGGCAGGCATCTCCTCGTCCTGCATCGCGCCCATCTCTGCGAGGACGGCGGCGAGTTCGTCGAGGAGCGACTTGATCTTGGCGGACGATTCCATGTTCGTTGACCCTGCGGGTGTGTGAGATCGCCCGGTGGCGGGCTTTCCTCAAACTACATCTCGCAGCGTGTCGCCCCCAAGAAGGCGATGCGAAAAAAAAGTTGT